TAGATCAAAATTAAGAGATCCAAGTAATTTGAACAATTCTGACTTTGTGAGTTCTATGGTGAAAGAAGGAACAATTGGAGAATGCTATAATAATCCAACACCAGAGGGAATTGGAAGAATTATAAAAGATGATCCAACTCCACAAACTTCAGTTGGAGTTGGTCTGCCAGTAAATCCTTCATCGGCTTATATACCATCCAAGTCTGAAATAAAAATATATCCAGATGAAAAATATAATCCATACAAACAAAACAGTATTACTTCAGAAACTTTATTGGCTCCTGGTATTTCAATGGCAAAGTTCTTAGGATCTGACGATCCTACTAATTTAAACTTTATAAGAGATCTTAGTGTAAAACGAGAGTTAGCGAAATATTTAGGCATTCATGCTTTAAACATGAAGAATATTCTTTCAAATCAAACGAAATTTAAAAATGTCACTTTAAAAATTTCTGAAAGTGTGTATCGTCCAGGCCCTGATGAGAAGATTACTCCCAATAGCTTAAACGATTTAAAACTAAAAGGTCGTGCTGTTGTCTTTGATGTAGTTGGAAATTCTGGAAGAAGTAATTTAACATCACTATTTGATTTGGCTGTATGGTGGAAAGACATTATCTATTACGAAAAAATGATATTGTCATATGATACATTAGCTCCTGATTGTTCTTTGTCTGGAAAAATAATTGTAATATTGCCAGAAATTGACCAATCATACAAAGCGAAGTTTAATAGAGATATTGAAACGCACTTTAATAACAAGGTGTTCTCAAAGAATGAGTTTACTGAAATATTAGCAATAAAACCACAGGATGATTTAGGTGATGCTGACTATGAAATTCCCTCAGTGGAAGAAGGTGGTAGAGTAAGATTCTTAAATCCAAAGCCAAGCTCTAGACCTAGACAAGTTATTATAGATGCTATTGATAAAGCAGTTTCCTCACTTGGAGATGGATACACTGCCACCTGTACCTATAATGGTGGTAGAGCTAATAGAGATGGCACTATTAATCATCCACTTGGATGGGCAATGGATTTCTACCTTTCATATAATGGTAAGAGGCTGTATCCAAACAATAATAAAGAAACATATGATAATTTAATTAAAGCTCTAGTAGATAATGCTCGAGCAAGAAAAGTAAGACCAGGAATTGGGGGATATAAGAGCTTTATCCATTATGATGAAAGCCCATGGAGACAAAAAGGCTCTGGTAAAGCCGGAACATGGAATTCTGGTTTTAGGATACGGTTTTAGCATATAAATAAAGTAAAAAGAAAGAGATCATGGCTACAACTAAAGTATTTTCACGGCAAGATAAAGACATTTCAACGGCCTCTTTATTGACTTCTCGTCGCGTTGAGTATAAAGATATTGATTTATCTTTTGCTGCTAAGCCGAATGGCGAGTTGTACGTGAAAAAAGATGCTTCAGCAGTAGTTCAAGCTATTAAAAATCTTATTCAAACTAATTTTTATGAAAAGCCTTTTGAGCCTTTTTATGGTGGAAACATAAGAGCTTTACTATTTGAACTTGCAGATGAAGATATTGAAATTGAATTAGAAGAAGCAATTAGACAAACCATAAGACAATATGAACCAAGAGTGAGAATCATTAATGTTTTTATTGATTCTAATACAGATAGAAACGACATTAGTGTAACGATAGAATTTCAAATATTAAATACTCGTGAACAGGTATCTTTCACAACAGCATTATCAAGGTTGAGATAACATGGCAACAACTATAAAATCAACAGCTCTAGATTTTAATAATATTAAGAGCAACTTAAAAACTTTTTTAGCAAATAAAGAAGAGTTTAAAGATTATAATTTTGAAGCCTCAGGACTTTCAAATATTCTTGATGTACTAGCATATAATACTCATATTAATGCTCTTATTGCTAACTTTGCTTTAAATGAATCTTATCTGCCAACTGCGCAGTTGAGAAGCTCTGTTGTTTCTTTGGCTGAAGGTATTGGATATGTTCCGGATACTACAACTGCTTCTCAAGCAACTGTAAGATTATATGTTACAACAACAGAGACAAATGTAGATACTAAAATATCTCTTCCAGCTTATACCACATTTTCTACTACAGTAGATGATGTAGCATACACTTTTTCTACTATTGAATCATATGAAGCAAATGATGATGGAACTGGTTTTTATGAATTTAAAACAGCAGATGGATCTAATAGAATTCCCATCTATGAAGGAACTAGAAAAACTAAAACTTTTTTAGTTGGTCAATATGAAGATAATCCTGTTTATGTCATACCAGATACTAGGATGGATGCTGATACTGTTACTGTAAAAATATATGATTCATTTACTTCTTCAAACTATGTAATATATCAAAACATAATTAATGCAACAAGTATTACATCAACCTCAACAATATACATTTTAAAAGAATCACCAAATGGGTACTACGAATTATCATTTGGTGACGGTGAAACATTTGGAGTAGCTCCAGGAGCTGGAACAAGAATTGAAATAGAATATCTTTCTACAAATGGAGATGCAGCAAATGGAGCTTCGGTATTTACAAGATCTGGTTCTTTAACCTTTGGTTCATCCGGAACATTTAATGCAGAGATTAGTAATACTACAATCGTAAATAGTGTCGGTGGATCTTCAAAAGAAACCATTGAATCAATTAGAAAGAATGCTCCATTCCAATATGCATCTCAGAATAGAATGGTAACAGCCGAAGATTATTCTTCTTTGATTCTACGTAAATTTTCAACTTTTATTAAAGACATTGTTTCCTTTGGTGGTGAAATTGCTGCCACACCCGAATATGGTGCAGTATTTACATCTATTGTGTTTGAGGATAATGTAAGTCTTGATACACAAATCATTAAGAAAAGAGAAATTTTAGATCTAGCAAAACAGCTAGCGATTACATCATTTAATTTAAGATTTGAAGATCCAGTAAAAACTTATGTTGAAACAGACTTGTTCTTCCAGTTTAACCCTAAACTTACAGATGCCACTCAAAATAATGTTGTATCTGCTGTACAAAACCAAGTTTCAAGCTACTTCAATTTAAATACTGGTAAATTTAAACAATCCTTTAGACGTTCTAATCTTCTTTCTTTGGTTGATGACATTGATCCAGCTATCTTATCTTCTAGAGCAGATGTGAGAATGCAGCAAAGGTTTGTTCCTAGTGCTCCAAGCATTGCTACTGTAGTGTTGAACCTTACTCTTAATAATGATGGCAATCCCACTATAAAAGCACGTGCTTTTCTAGTTATTGTTGATATGGTTTCATCAGGAAAATATAAAGATGCTGCTAACTATTTGATAAAAAATTCAACAATTCAAAGCAAAAACTATGCTGGAATTTTATCTGATTTAACAGCTGCTGCTGCTAATATGTCTAATGTTTTATCATTCCCAGTAAGTATTGCATTAGCAGATAATAACGAATATATTATTACAAGTAATCAGTTTGTATATAATGGTAAAAACTGTATTCTAAGAAATAAATTGTCTAGTACGGATATTCAAGTAATTGCTGTGCTTGGAGAAACCGTTGAAGTAGATAATATTGGAAACTTTGATCCTTCAACAGGGAAAGTTACTATTAACTTTTTTAATCCTACTTCTATTGTTGGTGGTGGATCAGAAATTAAACTAGCTGCTGTTCCTGCTAACCAATCAGCAATATCTCCAGTAAGAAATGAAATATTAGAATATGATTCAACAAGATCTCTAGTTAAAGTTATAACAACAACGGCAACAAATTAATGTCACATAATTATAAAGATAGAACACTAATAGACAATAATAGATTGCCATTGAATTTTCAAAGGGCAGAAATTGATAATGTTTTGCCAGAATATTTTGGCATTGATTTTCCAAAACTAAAACAACTTTTTGAAGCATATTATGAGTTTATGGATTCTGCTGATGGGCCATCAACTAAGATTAGAAATTTATATGAATCTAAAGATGCTACACAAGCTCCAGATATAAATCTTCCCTTTTTAGAAGATGAGTTACTCTTAGGGCAATCTTATTTTGGTGGATTTTTAAATAAAAGAGAAGCTATTAAATTTTCTAATCTATTGTATAGATCAAAAGGAACAAAGTATTCTACCGAACAGTTCTTTAGAGGATTTTATGGTAAAGACCCTACAATAGTTTATCCAAAAGAAAATATTTTTAAAATTGGTCCAGAAATAGATTATTCTTTAAATAGTTCTAATATTGCTGGAGAACAAATAAAAACTCCTGCTTCAGAAATAGGAGCAACGTCTGAACGATATCTGACTGATGATAAGCTTTATCAAGTAATGTCAATACTTATTCGTGTTGGTGTTTCTATCACAGACTGGAGAGATGTATATAAGTTGTTTGTCCATCCAGGTGGAGTGTATTTAGGTGCAGAACTTTTACTTGAATTAGTTAATGAAAATGCTTTGGAAGATCAAGTTGGTGCTGGTGATCCAATTGTAGAAGCAGTTCAAAGAACTCTTGTTGCTGATCTAACTTCTAGCGCATTCTCAAGTACTACACTCCTAGTAGATGGCGACACAACATACGGTATTCACAGACAAAATACAGATCAGTTCTTCAGACAAATTGGAGACATTTCAATTACTGATATGCAAGGTTATACTCTTGAAGAAATGTTGGATGCTAATTCTTCAACTATGGATGATTCAGATTCTATTACTTCAGTATTTAGAACTTCTGCGACCTTTGATGAAGAGAATTCACTTGGTGACAGTGATCTTGTTCTATCTACATTTGATGAAGGTAAAACATGGACAGTATTTGATTCTGCAAATACCGCAGATTCTGATAATTGGATACCATAAACGGTTATAAATAATTTCAACTAACGAGATGAGAAAAACAAATGGCTAGACGCACAATCAATACAGGATCTCTGGCAAATGATGGAACCGGCGATACGCTTCGTACTGCTGGAATAAAGATTAATTCTAATTTTGAAGAGCTGTACGCTAGATTAGGCGGTGATTCATCTGCATCAGGAACTACACTTCTTACAGACAGCGGTTTAGATTTTGTTGGTGTTTCTTATAGAACTAAACTTGGCTTTGTCGAAGGCGCTTCTCAAATCGAAATTACTTTTCCTGATTCAACAGGAAATATCTTACTTGATACTGCTACACAGACTTTGACTAATAAAACTATTAGCGCAGATAATAATACATTATCAGGAATTGCTGCTAGTAGCTTTGTCGTATCAAACGGTTCAGGTAATATTGACGGATCTGCTTCTGCTAAAGCTATTCCAACAGGCGTTGTTGTTGGTACTACTGATACTCAGAGCTTAACAAATAAAACACTTGGAAGTGGAACAGTTATTTCTGCTGGAGCCACTATTACTTCTCCAAAAATTATAACTGGAATAAATGATACTAATAATAATGAAATAATTAAATTCACTGCCACTGGTTCAGCTACTAATGAGATTACAGTACAAAATTCAAATGGTGGTGCTCCTTCAATAACTTCTACGGGTGGATCTACAAATATCAATTTAGCTCTGCAGTCTAAAGGCACAGGTTCGGTTACAGTTGATAAGTTTGCAATCCCAGTAGATTCGGCTATTAGTACTACATCCACCGCTTCTTCTACTGGATCACATTATACTGTAACAAATCTTATTACTGTTACTGTAGCTGATGGCAATGTGGCTGGAGAAATAAAAATATTTACAAATATTGGCACAAGTACAGTGACTATCGATCCAACTTCATTTGGTAATGCTAATCCAACATATACCATCAAGCTTACCGAAGCGCAAGCGGTTATGATGGTATGGATAAATAGCAAATGGTATGTCATTGGTGGCGAATATACAATATCTGCATAGGAAATAAAAAATGAGTTCTATTTTAACAGATACACTTAAAAGAGACTTAGTTCAAAAGCTCTTTAATGAAAATGAAGGAACTAGAGTAGGTGATTCTGACAACAATTACTATATTGCAATTGGTAGATCAGAAGTATGGAGCGATCCTACGAACGCTAGTGTTAATGATACAACCATTCCTGGTTTTAGTGTTAATAAGCGTGATGAAAGAGAATTCAGATATAGAATGCAGTCTGTAAAAGCAGTTGAAGCTTTCAGCTGGGTAGTACCAAAAAGAGATTGGACAGCAGGAGATACATATTATGAATTCTCTGATTGGGAAACAACAAACCATCCAGCAGCACAATCGCCATATGTAATTACTGAAGATAATAACGTATATGTTTGTATTAGATCAAATAAAAACGCTGCTGGTGAAGAACAACCATCAGACCAAAAGCCAGATCATACTAATAACACTTTAACGCTTGAAACCGATGGTTACATTTGGAAATATCTATATACAATTTCAACACCAGATGCTAACAGCTTTATGACTGCTGCTTGGATGCCATGTAAGTATGTCGATTCAGCAGCTGCTGGTGATCCATACTATGGTCAGTACCTAGCAAAAACCGGAGCTGCAGCTGGTTCTATTGTGGCATATGATGTCATTAACGGCGGGACCGGATATTCAAACACTTCTGGTGCAATTACTTTAAGCGTTGTTGGAAATGGATCTGGCGCAACCTGTAGAGCTATCGTTCAAAGTAATGGCGTTATTGGTCATGTCATGATTGGTGATAGTGCTGGAGTTGGAGTTGATATAACTAAACCAACTTTCAATGCTGCTCTTGGATCTGGTTACGATTATGCAAACGTAAAAATTACAATTAATTCTGGTGGTGGATCTGGAGCTATTATTAAACCAGTCTTTGCTCCAGTTAATGGCCTTGGATATAATCCAATTGAGGATTTAAAAGCAAATGCGATTATGTTCAATATTAAGCCTGAAGCAGATGAACAAGTCAATGGTAGCCCAACTTTTGTAGTAGATCAAGATTATAGACAAGTAGGACTTCTTAGAAATCCTCTCAATTTTGATAGTGATAATGATGTTACCAAATTCACCGGACTTTCTGGATTGGCTCTAAAACAAATGAAGTTAGATGGCCAATATACTGGACTTACTTTCCGAACACCCGACACTATTTCTAAGACTGGTGGAACTGCTAAAGCTCTTTTAGATTGGTCAGATGCTGGATCTCCAACTAGAATTTGGTACCACCAAGATGATATTACTACAGGCTTTGAAGCCTTTGCTAATGGTGATACTATTTCGATTGGGGCTACGTCAGGCATCACGGCTGATTCTGCCGCAATAAGACCTGATGTTAACCCACACTCTGGTGATTTATTGTTCCTATCAAATATTGAACCAATCACTCGTGATGCAGTCCAAACCGAAGACATTAAAGTCGTTATTAGACTCTAAGGATATACAATGGCTACTAATTTAACACAAACAACGTTTGCAACAGAATATAAAGATGATTATCGTGATAGTGATCATTATCACCGAATTTTATTTAATAATGGTAGAGCTCTTCAAGCAAGAGAATTAACTCAACTGCAAACTATCATCCAAGCTGAAACAGCGCGGATGGGAAAATTCTTATTCAAAGAAGGCGGAATATATGGATCCGCTGGAGCAGTTAGCTCTGGATTTAATCCAGTTGGATATGTTAAATTAGTTTCTTTTGGTGGTCTTGGAGATGATTATTCTACGCTTGTTGGAACAAGAATTTATAATAATGTCGGAACTGGTGATGGTTGTACTGCTATTGTAAAAGCTGCAATTCCAGCTACTCTTGGTGGAGATCCAGCTACTTTGCTAGTAAGTTATATTAGTTCAGCCGAGGAAACTTCTTCTGATACAGAAGAAGCTCCAGCGACATTTAATGCTAATGATATTCTTAACTATAGCACTAGTGCTGGTACTGGTACTCTTACAGTAGCTGCCAATGACCAAAGTGATTTGGCAATTGGTAAAGGATCTATGATTGAGACTCCAGCATTTGACACTTTCGTTGCTGGACATATGGTTACCGTTGAAGCTCAAACATTAGTTATTGAAAAATATAATCCAAACCCAACCGAAGTGATTGGTTTTGAGTTATATGAAGAAATTATTACAACGGCTGATGATAATGCTCTGTATGATAACGCTGGATCTACTCCTAACTTAACTTCACCAGGTGCTGATCGTTATAGAATTCGCTTGGTTTTGCAAAAAGAATCAGAGGCTGCTGCTGGAAAAACATTCTATCGTTTGTATGAAATGATAAGTGGTGTAGTACGTAAGATTAATCATTCTGATGAACTCGGTGAAATCACAAACATGCTAGCAGCAAGAACGTTTGATATTAATGGTGATTTTATTGTAAAAAATCCAGGTAATGAATTTAATCTATCTGTACAAACAGATAGTGACACAGATTATCTGCGCTATGTAGTAAATGGTGGTACAGCATTTATTAAGGGTAATAGAGTTGAAAGAGCGGCTGCAGCCAATCCTTTAAGAGTTCAAAAACCGAGAAGCACATCTACTGATTTAGATACTAAAACAAATACGTTTATTTCATCAAGATATGGTAACTATGTACTAGCTGATAGCGCAAACTTTAGAGGTCTGATTGGAAAGATTTCTAATTTTGATACAATTAACTTGTATGATAATTATGCATTTGACAGCGCTATTGGTACAGCAAGAATTAGAAGTATTGATGAGTACGAAAATGAGTATCGAATTCATTTGTTTGATGTTACTTTAAATGATACTAAATCATTTAGAAATGTTTTAACTATTGGTACAGACTCAGCTGATTATGCTACTCTAAAAACTGTACAAGGTGTGGTAAGTCTAATTGATAAAGAAGATAATTCGCTCTTATTCCCATTAGGTCGGAGAAGAGTTCAATCAGTTTCAAATGTTACAATGCCAGTTACTCGTATCGATACTGATACAGTAGTTGGTGGCACTGCTAGTTTCCAAGTTTCTGATATTTCAAATAATACATTTACAGATGGTGAGAATTGGATACTACAGTACGATTCAGCTGGTGAGCATATATCCCCTCCAGCTTATGATGCTGTTGGTGGAACAACAACTACTATCTCAAATTTGGAAAATGGTAAAGCTGTTAGACTATTAGCATATGAAAATAAGCCAGCTGTATTAAAAATTAAACGTAGACAATCAAATCAAACTGAATCAGTTTCAATTAGCAATAGAGAATTTAAATTAAGTAAAGCTGATATTTACTTATTTAGATCTGTGGTTGAAGATGCTACTGGTTTAGATATTACGAATAGATTTATATTTGATAATGGACAGAGAGATAACTTTTATACTGTCGGTGGAGGAAGAGTCAAGCAGGGTAAAACAGTACCGGGTGGTACGATAACAGTTACCTATGACTATTTCACTCATACTGCTGGAGACTATTTCGCTGGGAAAAATTCTTATCCCGACATTGCTTATGAAAAAGTTCCATTCTATGCAACAAGCACCGGAAAATCTTATCGATTGACTGATGTTATTGATATGAGACCAGTAAAAAATAATACTGGAGCTAATTTTACAGGAACTGGTGCAGTTATTGAGCCATTGCCAAAGAATGCCTCTACGATTACTGTAGGTAGTATTTCAAACTGGCAGCCACGGATTGATGTAATTCATATGTCGCCTACCGGAACTTTACAGGTTACACCTGGTGAAACAGATAATAGTCCTATCTTACCTAATATAAAACCTCAAGATCTGATATTGCACACAGTAACTTTAAATCCATATACTTTCGATGAAAGAGATCTAACCATTAGAAATGTAGATCATCGCGGATTTAATATGTCTCAAATCCGTAATATGGATGATAGATTACGTAATGTAGAAAAACTTACAGCTCTTACAATAGCTGAGCAAGATTTACAAGCGCTTACTGTTAGAGATCCTAATGATGCCACTTTACCAGACAGAGTAAAGCAAGGTATTACTGGTGATACTTTTACAAGTAATATACAATCTCATATCTCAGACATAGATTATAGAGCTCGTCTTGATAAAAATCTAGGTATGGTAGGCCCGCTTGTTTTTGGTAGAACAAGCTCTCTATATTACGATTCAGACGAATCAGTGAGTACAAAAATTTATGGTAATACTGTTTGGCCAAAATTCACTGAAGAAGTTATGATTAATCAAAATGTAGCTTCAAAAGCTATTAATGTAAATCAATTTGAACTAAATAAGAATGTTGGATCTGGAGAAATAGCACCACCTCGTCAAGCTTTCTCAACTCGTAAGAAAGTTGATGTTAGTTATGAATTAGGTTCAACTGCTGCTATAGCTGAAATTGGTACAAGTGTAGTTTCATCACAAGGTCAAGAAAATACAGATGGTGGAGTAGGATAATAAAAAAATGGCATTACAATATCAACAAGTCGGCACAGAAATAAAATATAGAGAAGAAACTCAAACTGTAGAACAAGATTTGGGTTATGAAGTCAATAATATCTGTAAACCCGCTTTTATCTTTTTTGAATTTGTTGGTCTTCGGCCATCAACACCGCACTGGATTTTCTTTGATGGAGTAGATGTTACAAAATGGATTAATACAAGTTATAATTTAGATACTTATAACAACTCAGCAATTACTTCAAAGTTGAGAACTCCAGGCGATACTTACATCGATGCTACTGCATTCCCAACAGCGCAAGGTGGGCCAACCAACGCTTCAGGGCCTATTAATAGTGATGCTGCGGGAACTATTAGTGGAGCATTTTACTTACAATCAAATGATACCCTATCTTTTAAAATTGGCACTCGAGTAATGACAGCGATTGATATTAGCATTTTAGACAAATCTAAAGCTTTATCATATGCTCAGGCTGAATTTTATTCTACAGGAGTATATGAAGTATATACAGAAAATACCGTGACCAGTCAAGTAGCGTATGATGTGCCAATATACGATTGGGTAACTGTTGCAGATCCTCCCCCACCACCAAACAACAGTTCGAATGATAATGATAATGGTAGCTCTTCTAATCTCATTTATTCCCATTACGAGTCATCTACTAATACTGTCACTACGTGGAAAGATGGTATTACATGGGAAGACGCGATGAAAATCCGTAGTCAATCT